GTTGTCCTTGCCCACCTTCTTCAGGCACTTGTGGCATAGGCACTGGAGCAGGTTGTTGAAACTTTTTAAGTATCTCAGCTTGTACTGCAGCATCCTGTAGACTGTTAGTTATTTTTTCAGGGTCTAAGTCCATAGCTTTAGCTATTTCTCTTATAATATAATCCATCTTAGCAAAGGGAGCTAACACTGGGTTACTAGCTACTTGCAAGAATTGCATTAATCTTTGGCTTCTAACTTCTGTAGCCATTAAACTATTTGTACCCTGTGCTTTAATTTCTAAATCACCTTTTATAGTCTCATCAAAATCAAACTGCATATTAAAACTATAGAAAGCTTTACCTAAAGGTCCAATTAAATAGTCATCTACGTTCTTAACAACACTTCTTATTGAACCGTTGGCTGCATTCATTAACATAGATATACCACTGGCAGTTCGCCCTACGCCTTGCACTCCTGTTTGTCCATGAGCAAATGAAGGAAACCCAGAACTCTCATCAGCTAACACCCTAGCCTTGTCAAAGAGTTGCATATTCTCTCCTGCTACATTTGGAAATTTAGTGCCAAACAGTGCTTGCCCAGGTGCTCCCCCCTGTCTTCTGAATACCTTCCCTGGATATACACTCATGTCCTGTCCAGGTACTAAGTTAGTTTCATCGACTTCAATTATAAGATTGCCTGAGAGTGCAGCATTATCTATAGCCATTCTCATAAAGCCATTCATTAATGTTTGAGTGTCATCCATGTTTTCAGCTATACCGACACCAAAAAATGAATACGGATTAAGTTCATACGGTACAGCATAGTAAGGTATACGAACAGGCTTAAATGGATTTAAAACTAATCGTATCACACTATTGTTGCATATCCAAGCATTAACATTAACTTGTTGTAAATCCTTTAAAGACTTAGGTATCTTTATACCGTTTTCTTCTAGTATGTCTACGTCTACATAACCCCAAAACTCTAAAATTTCATATCTTTCAGAACGATAATTACTACTATTATCTTCCATCCCATCTTCCCAATACTTTCTAGAGTATGTCTCGCCCATCTCTAAGGAAGCTTCTATTGCGTCGTTGTCAAAGAATGGTCTATTTTTTAATGCTCGTACTTGTGACCTAGACATTTTATGTCGTTCTATTACATACTCTGCTTCATCCATGTTAGACGCATCAGGGTCAGGATAAAAATTCCAAATAGATACATGACTAGTAGACGGAACAGTTTTAATTATAGGGTCGTATTCACCTTCATCTGTCCAACTAGGATACTCTTTGTCTATGGCAAATGGACCTTTCATTATACCAGTACCAAATAAAGCCATCTCAAAAGCTAAAGAGCGTAACTGTTTGTTAGCTCCTGACTCTTCTAGTTGGTCATGTATCTTTTTTTCCATCTTCTTAGCTGCTACCATAGCAGGATGAAAAGACACACTACTTTGTGTATTACCTGAACCTTCTATAACTTTATCAGAAACAGAAGACAATTTATCTTTTAGTGGTCCTAGCCGACTTTCTAAATCATCTGTTGTCTCACCTGCTTTTAACTTAGTATCTGGACCAAACAGATAAGATGTGTTAGTAGATTCTTCAAAAGAAGTTTTTAATTCATCCATGCCTTTTTCAGCATTGGGGTCTATATTAATATGCACAGAGTCAGCAACGCCATCAGGAAGTGTAGTAGGGTCTATAGTCAATGGAAATTTTGTTGTACCGAACAGTACATCTGTAATCTGACCAAAGGCTGCAAGAGTTTTAGTTTTAGTTACTTTTACAAATACCCTAGACTTTTCTGTCTCCGTAAATTGTACATCACTTCCGTATAAACCTCTGTAATTTTTATATGCCTTGAGCCATCGTTCTTCATCACTTAGTCGTGCATCTTCTGCTCGTTTGAACTTACCTGTAACAAAGTTTATGATTTTATTATCTGATTCAATTAAATCTTCTGACTCTGTAGATACTACATCATCTGAGTCAAACATTACTTCATCTTCTATTGCCATTTTTAATATCCAAAATTAGGGTCTGCAGCTTGAAATCCTGTACGTGTATTTAAAGGATTAAAGTCAAACAGACTGCTTCTAGGTCTAGTCATAATTCCGTAGCGTAGTGCATCGTATAAGTGGTCTTCTGCGTGTGTATTAATATCTTCAGGGTTTCTTTTATCTAACGGTAACGCAGGAAGTTGAGAAATAATATTTGTGCAGTTATTGAAGAAGACCAAGCGAGGCTCTTCAGTAAACTCATCGACTTGCAATCTTCTGTGTATTTCATTTTTTCCTGCAACTCTAGACCCTTTGCTTCTATCGGATGGTCTCCATCGACATCCTTTATGTATCATCTGCTCCGCAAGAGAAGGACCAGTATCCCCACGTTTATGCCAAAGACTACTATCCAATACCCCATACCTAATTGTTCCATCTTCTGCCTCCGCTTCTAATATCATGTCAGCTAAATCTGTAGCTAAAACTTTTTTAACGTATAACTCTCTATAAACTATTAACTGTTCATCTGGGGTTACAGCAAACCACACAACGCCACTGTAGCTTCCGTACCCATAGTCACAAGCCCTAAATTTCGTCCAACCTGTGGGAATATCAAATGGTTCAATAACATGTATACTTCTGTCAAACTCCGAAAACGCAGCACCTTCATTAACATCCCAATCTCCTTCTAGCAACTGTCTTCTCTGATGCTCTGGTAAGGACAATAGCATTGTCTCGTATTCTCCAGAATCAGATAAGTAAGGATTGTCGAGCAGTCTTGCAGGAATAAATCTACGTTTAAATAAAGCTTGCCCTTCCTTACTGTGACCTCTAGGATACACTAATTCGTTGCCTGTGTCAATGTCTGTTGCATTAAAAGATGTATTATATGGAGCAGGGTCTATAAACATTTTTTTAACCCACTGATGACCTGCACCCCCAGGGTTAGTAGTAGCCCTCATATATATAGGTAAGTCTGGAGCAGGTGTACGCAAACGACTGCGTAAGTAATTCCAAGCAAAAGGCGTTGCCCACTGTGTAAGTTCATCGAAACCAATCCAACTAAATGCTAAACCTTGATACCGTAATACGTCTTCTTCTCTGTCTAAGTACGAAAACCAGATTCTGCCACCATTAGGGGCTATCCACTGCATNTTTCGTTCTGACCACTTTATATTAGGAATTACTTTCGGGTATAATTCCTGTGACTTCCATACTAATTCTCGTAACTCTTCTGTTGTGTGCCGTACCAACAGTCCTGAGAACTGTGGATGTGAGATATAACGTAATGGGTCAGCCAACATAGCATAACTCTTACCACCCCCTGCACTGCCACCATATAGTACTTCTCGTTCATTTGCAGCTAAGAAATCTGTTTGTGGTCCTTCATTAGGAGAGAAGATAACTTTACGACCTTGGTAGGGGTCTACAGATTCTATTGTAGGTGTACTCGTTACTGCTTCTTCAACTACTGGTTTCTCTTGCACCGATACTTTCTTCTTCGATTTTCTTGACCGCTGCAATCGCTTCTTCGAGCCGTTTAGCCCATTGGCGTTTTGTTGTAGCTGTTTTCTTACGTTGTCGCTCAAGCTGTATCCTTTTACGTAAACCTACATGAGATATATACCGTTCTGTAGTCTTGCTTAACCAGTGTGCTACTTCTCTATAACTGTATTGTTTTAAATGTATCTTAGCTTGTTCTAAGGCATTTAATTCATCTTCAATAGGCGTAAGTATGTTTTCGTCTGTAGTGCTTTCTTTGTAACCAAAAGGAATAGTTTTAGATACTCTAGGTATGGGTCTCCATTCTATTTTTTCTTTTTCTTTAGGTTTAGGTAATTCCCAAAATCCTATGCTTTCAGCAACTATACTCATTATTTTCTTCGTGTTTTATGTGCAGGTTGTTTACGTCTATTTATTGTACTGGGAAGTATCTTTAAATTACGAGTACTATTATTCATAGGATTCATATTAATATGGTCTACTTCTTTTCCATCTCCTTTTTGAACTAATCCTGCTTTAGCCATTTTATGTCTAGCCCTGTTACGTGAAGCTCTTTTAGCTTTTTGGTCAGGTCTACCGTGATACTCTATGTATTCTTTTCGATAGTTTCTAGGTTTTTTAGTAGGCATAGTTAGTCCTCATTTTTAGGTGGCAATATAAATAAACCACTAGGGGCAGTAACTTCCATTTTTTCTGTTTTAGCGTAGCCTGTTCTATCTAAGAGGTCTTTAGCTGCTGCCATTTTATCTCGTATGCCTAACTCTGTAGGGTCATTTAACGCATGAGCCATAGAAAAAGCTGCCCTAGGAGCAACCCTCGCTAAGTATTCTTTTGTAGCATCTGCTATTTCATCTTTTAAAGAACGTATTACTTCAGACGTAGATGTACCGTCAGAGTACCCTGCTAACTTTTTAGCTGTAAGCACATCTCCTGCTGCTTGGTCAAACAATACATTTAAAAATAACTGTTGTTTTTCAGTTAAAGCTTTAGTCATTTTTCTTAGAACCTTTCAAGTACTTAACTTTTTCTTCGGAATGGAGCAGTTTTTTTAGCCGTTTTTTTAGGTTGAGGAACATGTTGCTTACCTTTTTTAGTACCCAATTTTTTAGCTCTACTAGTCGCTGCATATTCAGAAGCAGAGAGACTTTTAATAGCTGCAGTGGGAAGATAACGCTCACCAGTAGCACTCTTACCCTGTGTAGAAGGTTTTCCACTTTTTGTTCTCCACTTTTGTTTGCCCCAATCTTTAAGACTTTTTTGACTTTTTGTTAGTGTCATTATGTACCTTTTGTAAAGGAAAATTTGCTTTAAGAGTTGCCCCTTTGTGAGCTACAAACTTTCCTGCGTGCTTCATTAAAGAATAGCCACCATCAGATTGTTTCATCCAATGGTAGCCTTTTGGTGCGTCTACTTTCACGACTTATATCCTCCACCTTTAGCTTTGTACTGTTTAGCTACCATCTGAGCTTTACGTGCAGACCATTGACCTGCATTGCCACCCTTAGTACCTGATTTAACTCTAGATACTATGTTTTGCCTAAGTTTAGGTTTCGTATATACGCCTTTAGCTTGTGCCATTTATTTTATCCCATGTACCTTTGCATATATTTCAGAGCGTCCAATTCCTAAGTCTTTTAGTTCTGTGTCTGAAAATCTATATAACTCATTCATTGCTGCTCGTCTAGCTCTCGCTTCTTGTGACCGTTTAAACCATTCTTTTAGTATATTAATCATTGTACATCCTCCTATTTGTTATCGTACATAGGAGTTATACCATATATAGTTATATCATACTACAGACAAGATTGCAAGTCCGTTATGCAATCGTGGTTTTAGGCAATTCAACTAAAGAAGCTAATACGTGTAATCTATTGGCTGTAGCTGCTGTAACTTTTAAAATATCACCTGACACTAATATTAACTCATTGCCGATTAAATCTATTGTGCCACTTGCTCCGACTGCCTTTACGTGATAAATGCTAAAGACACTGCTGCCATTAGTTACAGTTAAAGTTATTGTATCTGCATTGCCACTGTCCTCAGACACTAATATAGAAGATACAAATGTAGTCATTAATGGTGGACACGTATATAGTGTCGTTACATTAGTAGTTGTTAAATCTAGCTTAACATTTTTATATCTAGATACACTGAGGACGTTAACCATTTACTTTTTACCAAACTTCTTTTTATGTTCAGCTACAGTTTCTTCTTTGAAACGTGTAGTTATTTCGTTTCCGTTAAAATTAAAACTGTAACGTCCTTGTTTTCTGGCATTCTTAAATGCCCTACCAAACTTAGATATGTTACTTTTAGGTTTAGGTGCAGCTATCTTACTAAGTATTGCATCTTCATCTTTAGGAGTAGTCCTAAGATTCTTTAGTTTATCATCTTTTTTAAGCTGACGTTGAGGTGGTCCTTTAGAAGTAATAGGAGTACTCTCACGTTTTGGTCTATTTGTGGTTTTCTCTACGTTAACTGGTTTGTCTTTATTCACTAGTTTATCTAAAAAATACCCTGCTCCACCTATACCTGCAACTATAGTTATATTCCTAGGTGTATTAGAAGGTTTTGGCTTCGTATTAGTTGCTTTAGGTTTTGGTTTTGGTTTAGGTGTTGTAGGTTTAGTTGTAGTCGTGTTAACTGTAGGCTTGCTAGAACTAGTAGTTTTTTGTGTAGTTGTAACTTTTTTAGGTTTTTTTACTGTAGGTTTAGTTGTTGTAGACGTAGGCTTAGTTGTAGTTTTATTTACTGTCTTGTCAACTTTAGGTTTTGCTACAGGTTTAGGACTTGGTTTAATCTTTAAGTTTATTGTAGGTTGTTTAAGTTTTTCAGCAGCTTTTATAGCTTTGTCTATGTTAGTTTTTGTAGCGTTAACTACTTTTTTAGCTGTTTTTTCAGCTATTTTTTTAGCTCCTGCTGCTGCTAATCGTTTAGCTATATCTGCAGTTGTAGCTCTTAGAGCCATTCCACCTAGTGAAAATATTATTGGTGCAAACATTACTGCCATCTTACTTCTCCCTTTTTATGCTACCATTTGACTTTATCAGCCCAGTAAGCTGCTGACAACTTACCTCTAGCTATGTTTTTACCGTGTCTCGCTTTAAATGATGCACGTTTCTTCTTCATCTTATCAGATTCACCTTTTTTAGGTTTACCTGCTGTACTCGCTCCTTGTTCGCCAAATCGTATCATTTTAATTGTAGTGCCTTCTTTAGCTAACACTACGTGTGACTTAGTAGGATGTTTGGGAGTTCGTTTAGGCTTATTGTAACCACTAAAAGTTTCGCCTCTATACGTTATAGACATGATATCATATTCCTACTGAGTTGTCAAGACACTTATATTGTATAGTATGAGGTGCAGATAAATTAGGTTGTACAGATTGTACGAAAGCTCCTACCATCTTTCTGCATTCTTGTTGAGATACTGCCAGTTCCTGTGG